AGCCTGTCTGCTCGTTACACCAAGGCGCTGGCTCGTGCGATGGCGTACACCAAGCAGGTGAAAGCGGCTTCGGTCCTGAACAACGGCTTCAACAACGCTTACCCCGGTGGCGATGGCGTGGCCCTGTTCTCGACTGCTCACCCGCTGGTGTCTGGCGGCACCAACAGCAACATTCCTTCCACTGCATCTGACCTGAACGAAACTTCGTTGGAAAACGCGGTTATTCAGATCGCTGCTTGGACCGACGAACGTGGCTTGCTCATCGCTGCTAAACCACGCAAGTTGATTGTTCCTCCAAGCCTGATGTTCGTTGCAACCCGCCTCTTGCAGACGGAATTGCGTGTTGGCACGACCGACAACGACATCAACGCGATCAAGTCGCTTGGCTCGATTCCTGAAGGTTACTCAGTTAACCACTTCTTGACCGACACCAACGGCTGGTTCTTGATGACCGACGTTCCTAACGGTTTGAAGCACTTTGTGCGTACCCCGATGCAAACGGGTATGGACGGTGACTTTGACACCGGTAACGTCCGTTACAAGGCCCGTGAGCGTTACAGTTTTGGCTGGTCTGACCCCCTTGGAATCTTTGGTTCACAGGGTGCGTAAGTAGTACGAAAGGGGGGGCTAAAAACCCCCCTTTTTTGTTTTTTCGTGTAGTATTTAACTAGCTAGGATTTCCAGTCATACCAACCTACCTAGAGGACAATGCACTGATGGTATGACGACTTGTGCATAAGGAGATTTAAATGGGTTTCGCTACTCATCTTGGACCGTGGTTACTCGGTACTGTTAAAAACACCACTGGCTCTACTGCCGGTACGATTCGTAATATGGGTGCGACCGTTGTGTCGCAATCTTCCAACGTTGTTTATGGCACGTTAACCGGAACGGCTTTCGTTCTTCCTGCTGGCGCACAGGTTACTGACATCAAAGTCGTAACGACAACTGTGTTTAGCGCAGCTACTACTTGCAAGTTATCTATCGGCGGTACTGACTTCACAACGACTGGGACAATCACCAGCGTTGGAAGCGCTTCGCTTGGCGCAAATGCCACGACCCCCGGTGGCTGGTTAAATGTTGGCTCAACCGATGCAATCGTTACTTACACACTTGCTGGTACTGCATTGACCACGGGTGCTGCAACGATTGTGATTAGCTACGTTGTGCGTGGCTCTGACGGCGCTGCTAACCCAACATCTTTGCAGAACTAATCTCTTGGGGGGCTTTGTGCCCCCTTGTTTAACTTTTCAGGAGATTACGAATGGCTATGCAAACAGATGTACTAGCTAGTGTTCCGTTAACACTATCTGGTCAATTTGCCTCGCAGAATAGCGCTGGCAATATTCAATCATGCCGTGTGAAAGCGGTATACATTGTTCCCGGTGCTACCGCTGGCACTGTCGTTCTAACAGACGGTGGAGCAAGCGGTTCTACACGCATGACAATCAACACGGTTGCTTCTGCAACACAGCCAACTTACCTGTTAATGCCGGGCGAAGGTGTGAAGTTTTCTACCAACGTGTACGGTACTCTAACAGGCGTTGGTTCTGTCACAATTTTCTACGGGTGATTTGTGCAAAACCAAAAAGGTTTCGATCTTGCTGGCAAAAAAGTAATGATTGGTCTTCCAGCCTACGACCATAAAGTAGGTTTGAAGATGGCAGTATCTTTAATGCAGCTTGCTCAGAAAGTACTTGAGCATGGGATTCATATTCAGGTCAGCAGCATCTGCGGCTGTTCTGTTGTGTCTCGTGCGCGGAACCTGATTGCGTATGAGTTCTTGCAGTCTGATTGCGATCATTTGATGTTCATTGATTCGGACATGACGTTTGATCCAGATTCAGTGATCCGCTTGCTCGCGTGGAACCAAAGCAAAGCCATTGTTGGCGGCGCTTACCAAGCCCGTAAAGAGGGCAAGGTGTACATCCTCTCGCTTGATGGCGGTGAGGGTGTGAATGGTACAGAAGGTACGGTGAGTATGGATCAGATGGGTAACGTGAAAGCTCACCGTATTGCCACAAAAAAAA